CAACTTGCCTAGCGCCTTCCTTTTCTTCGTCCGTTGCCGGGTTGTCCTTCTCCGTCTCTGGTTTCAGTGGGTCGATGTCGATGTAAAGCCATCGCCGGTTATTGATGTCCGCTTTCTTGGCGCAACGGCCCAGCCCAACCGGAACCGGGTTGATGCGAACATAGACCCCAATTCCATTCGGCATCCCATCGACAGCGGTTATCAGCCCTTCAATGTCCGTGCTGGCAAGATTGGTAAATCTTCCGGACGGCAGCGCCATGATTTCACAGCCAGATTTGGGATCGGCGAGAAGTCGCAGACCTCGCTCCAGTTCTGCTCGGTCTGCGATCATCCCGCCCGATGTCGAGCTGGTTGCCCGGATCTTCCATGATGGCTTGTACGTCATGCTGTCCACTCGGTTTGTTGAAAAGAGTCTGGGCGAATCAATGGCTCAAAACATTTCGGCGGCTTCTTGCTGCAACGTCTTCCCTTGTTCACTTCGGCTTGGCTCGCGAGCATCGCCACCAACATTTTCCTCGACTCGGTTTTCGATGTGTTCCTTGACGCTCTTGCCGAACAGCCAGGGAATCCAATCGGGCAGCTTGATCTCGCCGTCTTCGCCGATGTCGTCCGGCGACCACAGAAAAGGCTTGTGCGTCGGATCGGGAACAACCATCCCCTTGGGCAGTCCGGCCACGCCCGAGACCACGTTGTATCCGTTTTTCTCGGTGATGCTGAGCAGGCACTTCTTGCCAGGGAGAACGGAGAAATCGAACTCTTCACCTTCGGCGAGTTTCTTGCCGCGCCACGACTCGACCCACTGACGCAGTTTGGCTTTCTCATTCATTGAAAAGGTCATGTCAATTCCGGCAACGAAATTGTTGCCCTTGCTGTCTTTCTCGCTGGTCAGTTCCCACACAAGATAGACACGATGCTGAATCTTCGTCTCACCCTGGAATGTGTTCTCCTGCATGCCCATGTCAATGAGTGCCACGAGAACGGCTTGGTGATTGCCTTGTGGCGGCTTCTCAAAATCGCCCTGCCCCTTGGTTGCTGCCTGTTTCCACTTGCTCATGTCAAAATCTCCACAAAGTTCAATTGGTCACAAAATCACACCTTCCGCTTGCTGGGAGTCGAACCCAACCAAACCACTAGCGGCTAGAACTCAATCTCTACATCCGGCGTAGGCAACGGCGCCCGCGCCACGCTCACGGCCTCGGCAAACGCCTCCGCTGTCTCGTCGGCAATATCTTCCGCGAACCCGGCCAGGTCGTCGCACCGCAGCGCGAACGCCAGCACGATCAGGCGGATGCCGTTGGTCATTTCCGTTATGGCGATGTCGTTCATGTGAGGTTCTCCACTGATAACAATGGACGTAATCGGCCCCTTAACCCTCCCGCGGTTGATATCCAGGCAACGCCACCGAGAATGCGTTTTCCTGAGCCCGCGGGAGGGGTAAAGAGCCGTTAGTTTCGCTTGATCCTCTCGATTCGAATGGTGCCGATATCAGCGGCAAAATCAATGTAATCAATCACGCTTTGAAAGTCAAGTATCAAAATCCCCCGGCCGGCCGTATCATCAAACCAACCGGCCGAGGGCGCGAGTAACACACTCGCTAAAGTGATTCACCAAGCGAGACTAACCGCGGTGACATCACACACGCCGAAACGTGCTTCCGTTAATTCCTTCGCTCCCGTGCGATCATGCAACGCTCGCAGAATGGACGCGTGCCATTGCTCGCCTGATCAGCGCTCTGCACGACGAGCGTGTATGACCCGAACCTGTTGACACAGTTGTTGACGCACCGATTGACGTACACTGGATTACTACCGTCCGTGTTGGTCATAATCATCGGCTCTGTCTTCTTCTGCACGAAATACATGGTGTAAACTCCATAGTGGTTATCAATTCACTTTGCATGGCCAACTTTACGTGATCCACTTCGCATTGTCAGGCAGCAACTCTCGCCACCTTTCCGGGATCGTCCCATTGCTCCACAGATTGACCGGCCCGAGGTCAAGCCCATTGAGCATCCGCACCCGGCCGCCACAGCGTGCCATCGGGTTCTCGGTCAGTGTGTAATGCTCGCCACCGATCCGGATCGAATCAGGCAAGTCACTTTCGCCGGCGAGCCGGAACCACCAGATGCAATCGGCGCAAGCGTCATGCTCGATCATGTCCTCATTGGTTTCCCGCGTGCCGTTGGTCACGCCATGCCAGCCGCAATGCTGGCACGTCACGGGAAGGCCGATGCTGGACGCCTCGCGATAGCAAGGACCGCAAATGGTCATGTCGTCGAGGCGATGCCACATCTGGCCGCTAAGCGAGCGATGGCACGATTCGCATAGATTGGTGCTCGCGGTCAATGATTACTCCTGGTGTTGTGACTTCCGCTTAGTCAGTATCGTCTTTTCCAATTCCATGCCCGCATGACGCCGGCAACGCCACGCCGCACGCTTGCAGCCATCGAGCCTGGCCGTTATGCTCGCCGCGTTGCGGCAATTGCGAACGCCGGCTCGCTTGTCCTTGCCGTTGATGTAAACCTTGTGCCGACAGATCACGCATTCTTCCTTTCGGCTAGTCGCGTCAAATGCTGCGACATGATGTAGATTTTCTCACCCATCGCCATGATCAGCCGATGCAGTCAAGCCACTTCCTCGTACTGATCGTCCATTTCGTCATCGACCACGGCGAATAAGTCGGGTTGTTCGTTGATTGGTAACGCGGCGGCTTCCATGTTTTTAACGGCTTGATTGTAGTAGCTCGGTTTCAACTCGATCCCGATCGCCTTTCGGTCGTTAACAACTGCTCCGTATGCTTCGCTGCCAACTCCAAGGAACGGGGTCAACACGACCTCTCCTGGATTGGATCGTAGAACGACTACTCGCTCGATTACATCGAGCTGAAGAGGGTGCATGTGTTTCTCGTCCTCCGGTTCGCGACTTTCCTTGTAGGGCAACACACGACCGATGCGAACGTCATCCCAGAACGCGGAAGCGTACTGACGCCAAATCCACTGACTGTAACGGTTCTGAATTTGATTGCCTTGCCATCCGCGGTATTTCATGATGTCGCTCGGAATCGACCGCTCACCGGCGTATCGCATGAGCCCAGTTGGATGATGAATTGGAACCGGGTTCTTTCCCTTGTTGCGAAACAGCAACAAATAATCCGCACTCGCCACGTCACACAATGACGAGTCATCAATAACCGTTTTGTGTGTGAGCCCTTTCGCCATCGTTCGATTTCTAACGCCCAACGGTTCTTTCCAAACACAATGGCGAGCGATGTATTGCCATCCGAGCTTCTGATGCAGGCGGATGATGTCGCCTGGGAAATCTGTGAGCCCAGCCCCAGCGTTCGCCCCGTCGTTCGGAACGTCCATGCAATGCACGGCAGAAATGCGGCCCGGCATCGTCACGCGGGCAATCTCGCCCACAAGGAACTCATAATGCTCGAAGAACTCCGCGTAGCTGCGGCAGTTGCTCATGTCGCGAGTAGAGGACGAGTATTGGTACAGCCCGCAAAACGGAGGCGAATATACCGACAGGTGAACCGACTTATCCGGGATCGTTGGAAGCACTTCCAGACAATCCGAATTGTAAATCGCGTATCTGTCCGTCACCACTTGATTGATAACCGCCATTGTCTTTCTCCCACGGTGGATTGATTCGTTCGTTTGACACTAAACAGCGGCCGCATCTTGGACAGCGGCTTTCTTTCGTTTTGCTGAACCATTTGGCTTCACACTTACAGACGAAATAGAACCGCTCAGCCATGATGGAGCCTCGGTGGGGTTCGGGAAATTATCGTTCCGTTTCACGTCGAGATGATCGTTCATCAAGGCAACAAGTCGTTCCATCATGATCTCGGCCTGGTCGTTTTTTCGTTGCAAGTTGGCGAGAACCTTTGACTCGCCTTCGCTCGTCACGATGTCAATGACAACATCTTTCATTTGCCCGAACCGCCACGACCGACGAACGCCTTGATAGAACAGCTCGAACGAGTGCGACGGGAAAAACGTCTGGTGAGCACAATGTTGGAAATTCAAACCCAACGCCCCCAACGATGGTTTCGTTACCAGCTTTTGAATCTGTCCGGAACAAAACGCAAGGAATGCCTCTTCCTTCGCGTCGTCCGAATCTTTGCCAGACACTTGAACCGCTCCCGGAATCAGGCGAGTCAACAGGTCACCCTCTGGATTGAGATGACACCAGACAAGAGCGGGCTTGCCAGTGTCGGCAACAAGAGCGGCAGCCGCTTCGCAGCGTTCCGGCATGGTCCGGCGACGTTCTTCGCGTTGCTCTTCCAGTGTGTCCGCCGGCATGTCGAAAAGGCATCCGGGCTTTTTCGTCCGAGCCGATACCGTCGTTTGCTTCATGATCAACTTTGGCAAGATGTATTCGGCGTCATCGAATCCAAGGTCGGATGGCTTGCGGCACGCTCTCGCCCACGAGCAAACCCATCGCCAGAAATCATGCTCGGCATGCGCCATCATTCGGTAGGTTGTCCGACCCCACCCCAAATGATCCTTGCTCGTTCCCTTCTTGAAGAATCGAGTAATCATGTCTTGGAATCCAAGTTCCCCCAAGGCTTCCGACGAATTTCCGAGTTCAACGTAATCGTTCGGTGCCGGCGTCGCTGAGCAGAAAAGCCGAAATGGCAGTTGTCTCATGAACTCAGTGATTTCAGCCGTGCGTTTTGCGTCGGCGTTTTTTGTTGCTTGCGATTCGTCGCATATCGCCCCGCCGAATTCTGTCCAATTGAATTTAGACAGGCTTTCGTAGTTCGTGATTACGATCCGCTTTTGCTTCCACGTTCCATCTTTAGAACGCTCCGCGTCAATGCCGAACTTGTTGGCTTCCTGCAATGTTTGGGCGGTCACGCCAAGCGGAGCAATCAATAGGACAGGCTTGTTTGTGTGCCGGATGACGTTTTCTCCCCATACAAGCGATTGGGGAGTTTTGCCAAGCCCGCAGCCTTCAAACAGTGCCGCTCGGCCTTTTCGAATCGACCACTCAACGAGGGACGACTGAAACGGTTTCAGGAAACTCGGCATCCATAGCGGTTCAAAACCGCTCATCCCGATTACTTGTGATTTCCGAGCTAAAAATTCTGAATACTTCACGCTCCCGCCTCCCCAATCTCCAACCGTTCGAAATCCGCTTTCGCCTCGGCTCGCTTCCACCCGTTCAATCGGAACCACCGAGCCACGCGCTCGGCCTCGTCGCGGTCGATCGGGTCCGTGAACTGGACCTTCACGCCGGTAAACTTGCTCACCGGTTGATCCAGGCAGACCAGAGTATCGGCGAGCATGTAGGCCGGTTGCGGATGCCCGCCCTCGCGATCGTCGTCGCCACGCGGGAACACCCACAGCGAGAGCATGGCGGGCACGTCGATTGCCGGCGGGAATCGGTCGTGTGCGTCCCTGATCTCCGCGTTATTGATCGCGTTCCCCAGATTGATTGCCAACCGCTCCGAAGTTGGCGGCGGGGTCATGAATTCGGTCTCGTCTTCCATGTGTAGTCTCTGCGATAGAAGAAATGGGGCATCCTGCCCGTCCGTTCCGACATCGTGCCGGATTGTACGTTGGCCCTCGATCGCTCCCCGTGCTCGCAGTTGGTGATCCCCAGAGGTAGGCGTCAGCAACTCACGGGAAGCGGCCGAAGGCCGAGAAATAATGTTAGGATGATCCCTCTGATAGATAGATGCCGTGCGAACGGCATGAGCAATCTATTCCAGTGCGAGGGCAGTGTCAAGCGGAATCGTGGCCGCCGCTGGGTACAACCGCTCGTCTACCTCACCGCGGAAAATCTGTACGCTCTTGTCGGCCTCGAACCCGAGCCGAATAACGCGCCCGTCAATTTCCGTAACTGACACTTCGCAGATCAGTTTGCCGTCACAGTCGCGGAGCATCACTTTCTCGCCAGTTTTTCTTGCTAACACAAGCATCGGAGAATCCTTTCGTGGTTAGAGCATTACATCCAGTCAACGGTTTCGGCACCCGGCACGCGCCCGACCATGCGGGCGAACGTCAGTTCTTCAATCGCACGGTCAAGCCGGTCAGCATCGCCGCCGATCGCCGCACGCAAATGAGCCATTGCACTTTGGTAAATGTCTTCGGCGATGTACTCGACTCCGCGGGCGACAAGCTGCGCGTCCCGGTCATCGGGGGCCAGTGGCGAGACTGGCAGCAGTTCCGGGTGATGGTTTGCGAATGTCATGTTTACCCCACTACTGTAAATAAGTCGAACCGCAACGCCTTTGCTTCGTCCAGCTTTTTCTTGAGGAACATCATGCTCATCCGCTCGGTGGCGCTCGGCCCTTGCGGCGTCGGCTTGCTCATTATCCGCATCGCTGCCTCCAGGTCCGAAACAACCATATCCATCGTCGTAGCCGCCGCCGTCAGTTTTTCGTTAAGGTCGTTCATGGTCGCTTCCTTCGTGGTTAAATTGGTGTCGCCATCGAGCGGCCCGTTCGCAATTTTCTCGATCTGGGCTATCGGTTCCAGTTAGCAACTCGAATAATTTTAATTTCTCTATCCTCTAGGTGCGCCTTCATAGCGCCGACGCATCGGCCATAAACCTGAACCCTGCCGGTGCTTCCTCCTGTTATGCGGTTTGCTTGTAAGAGATAGTCTCGTAGAATCCTGGACTGCTGAACCGGACCATCTGGAATCACTAGAGAGCTGTAAAAGTCGGCTGCTTTTTCCCGGTCCCGTTCGTAGTATTCCATAGCCGCAACCACAACGGAAACGCGGCCGATTCCCTGGTCGTTTTTTTTGTGCTGTGAAATCCATGTGATCGAATCTCGATGACTCTCGAATATTTCGCGTGCTTGTTCTGGTGAGGGTCTTGTTGTCGATGAAGTCATCGAAGTGAACAAATAGTTCACTATTTGTGAAGCAACTTTGTTGTAACGGTGATCCTCAATAAGACAGACTCGATCTTCCAATCCACGACTGATTCCGGTGTCCAGGTATTCGCGCATCTTGTCAGGAACTCCAAACTCTATTCTGGCCTCTACCGAGACTCCGGCCACAATGATTGCATGAAGTCGATGTTGCCCGTCAATTAATCTCCCAGCATCGGAAAACGCTATTGGTTGCGGGTGATCGGGCATCCATTCACCCGAACTAATCTGACTAGATAAGTATTTGACAAGACCAGGCCGAACCCGCCTATTGCCGTCGTTAATTGCAAGCCACTTTGCGGCCTGTTCCGGGGTAACTACGACGCGAGCAATTCCAGGCTTTTTTACGTCAAACCCTTGCGTTATTACAACGAATGGGATTGATGCCGGTGCCGTCTTGTTGCAATTGCGATCGCTCATGTTTTCCTCATGTTCCTGTTTTTGATTGTGAATAAATGGCAGGCCCGCATCCGCGTGCTGTGGATGTCGGACAGGCGAGAACCGGCCCATGTCGGCCCGCACGCCACACCGTGCTCTTGCGAGCGCCTGCCGTGGTCTGGTGGTCTAAATCGTGTCCTCGCCATCGAACATGGCGACGAGCCCGCACGCGACAGTTGCGGCGGCCGCGATAAACGCGCCAACCGCGGCGAACGCGGCCAGGTTGCGGTTGTGCTCGCCGACGTTCGCGGCAATCGCGACTAGAGCGGACGTTGCCCACGCTCCCGGTAGGGCGGCGCAGAAGCCGTCAGCTAGGCGAGCGTACAGCGGTTTGCGGCGGTGCAGAGTTTTCATGGCCATCTCCTCGTTCAGTTGCCCGGCGCGACGTGCGCCGGGCGGTGTGAGGGCTACTCGGCAACGGCAAAACTAAGCGTCTCGCCACCCTTGCGGGCGACAACCAGAACGCGCGTGCCAGCGACGCCACGCTGCTGGGCGGCAAAGTTGCGGGCGTAGTCTTCGGCCTCTGATTTGGTCGCGAACGTGGCCGCTGCCGGGTAGCGGAACCATTGGCCCTGTGACCCGCGCTGCGTCTTGACTACTTTATAGTTCCACTTTTTCATGTTCATGCTCCGTGTTCGTTCCAGGAAGCCCGGCGCGACGTGCGCCGGGCTAAAGGTCGTCGTGATTATGACGAGTAGATCATTCGGCCGTTTTTGTCCTTGATGAACGAGTCTCCGTCGTAAAGCGATGTACAGATGACGGCTCCGTGCTCAGTCTCAACTTTCAGTACTCGCGGACCTGATACGGAAAGCATCCGGCACAGCTTTTTGTAAATGTCCTTCAGGGTTTTCCCTTCAACCG